GTGGGAGAACTTATCGGAGTAGCAACAACTAAAAAAAATGGGTTATTAGATAAAAATCTAAGAAGTAACATAAATATAAGCATTAGTAATAGTGGTAGTAGCACTAATAAGATATTTGAATTAAAAGGAATTGTTGATAATTTACCCAATGGTTTGTTCGCTTTTGGACGTGATAATTCTGACTCTTTATCATATATATATTTAGTATTTAATAGTGTAAAGTATAGTGTAATATCTAAATCAGGAAGAAGTTTGAAATTTTATTACAAAAAAGATTCAAATAACCAAAATAGATACTTTATTTCACCACAAACTACTTACGGAACAATAACATGTAGTTTTATAACTAGTTATGTAAAATCAGTTAGTGCTGAAGAAGTGTCTATCCAATTATCTGAATTGACGGAAATTAATTAGGAGGCTGAAAGCCTCCTAATTAATTAAATTTACCCATTCTGACCATTTTAAAGTATTTCCATAAAACCGTTCGTACATTTCAAAGTTTATCCCTAATACTGTTAAGCGCTGTACAACTCTTGTTCCTCCAGAAAAACTTATATTATAAACCTCTAAAAGGCAGGAAGAAATTCCTACTCCTTCTGGCCATGTTGACGTATCTCCCTCAGAGTTTTTGTTAATATGATAATACCCAGCTTGTGTGAATCCATTAAGGTCATTCACATTTGAAATTGTACCTCTATACATAAAACCATCTTTACTTAGTAATCCGTTTTTATTCGTATCGGCTACCCCAATAAGTCCTCCCACAACTGAAATTATCTCTGGATTTTGTATCGCATCTTTTAAAGATTTTTTCTGTATCATATCGTAAATTTTAAGTTATTAATTTTGAATTGTACGTATTACTAAATCTAATGTTCCACTTTCAAACTCAAAATGATCATAATTTTCAATAAAGCCGTGAAAGCCATATCCGACCGATTCATTCTGATTAAGAAAAGTTACGGACATATAGGTTCCCTGATATATGTGCACAGTTTTAATACTTTTAGACAATACGCTTGATGGTTTCTTTGCCAGATAATATACAATTGGAAGCATGTTTCTATTTGATGTCACAAAATTGATAGTGGCATTCGTTCCCATGCAATAAAATCTAATATTAATTGGCACCTTTGTCTTATTTATGTCATCAAGATTTAAATTAAGAACCTTTCCTGATGAGCCAAGAGGAATATAATATTTTCTTATATCTGGATTTACAGCTGTAAACGTATTATCACCTACATCAAAGATCTTACATGCTTCATTCAAGACCCCATTAACTTCAACATCACCGAAAGATGCTTTTCCAGTAAGCCAATCTATATATGTCCTTGGAGTAAACGGGCAATTACTTTGACCTAATTTAGTCGGATCAAAATTCTGATAAGACTGGGTTTGCTGGCCGGAAGCATCCTCACCATATTGACTTATCATATAATCCTCCAGAAAAACAGCAGAACCCAATTTCGCGAAATCAGCAAAAAGGACTTCCAGAAACACGGCTTTGTATTTTTCCATATAAATCCATGTAGCATCATTTCCATGCTGCGCATAGTCTTCTTTTTGGGAAATACCAGTTTCTGTACCCAGCCATGTACCTATTTTATTCATCAAATAATAGCTTCCATCCTCTTCAACGAATGGCGACATTCTGGTAGTACATTCGTACTTAACGTTCTTGTCATATACACCTGCAGGATATGCAATATTCATAGATCTCGTATTAAACTTAACCTCTGTCGTTTTACTTGCAATCATAATACTATTCCTCCGTTGTTATTACTACTGCAACATTACCGGATGCCTGCTCACACATAGCCTCTGTCACGGTTCCGCTGTATGATGCAACCTTAGCCGTGTCCGGATTAAGGATATTACCAGCACTATCCGTGAACACGAAGAAGAACTTCATGTCCTTGTATTTTGTTGTGCTGCCTCTCTTTACAAGAATAGGCGTATAAGTAACACTTCCCCCGGAACCCTGCTCGATGGTTTCATTTTCAGGGTTTGGGTTGGGAAGTATATCGAACGGATCACTTGCATCTATGACCGTCTGAACATCCATACCGATAAGGTTTCCATCCTGATATACTTCTACCTTAAATTGTCCGGTCGTATCGACCATATCATTATTAACAGATAATGTCTGCCCTGTCTGTCCGCCTATTGCAGACCACGTTCCGGACTGCAGGGAATACCATTTATATGTCAGGTTAGCCGTCAACTGATCACTGCCTATCCATGCTACAGCCTTCAGTATACAGGAGTCACCCTTATCGGTCAGAGTAAAGAACTTATTGTCGCCTGCCATAATGGTAACACGCTTGCTGTTACCAACACCCACCGTAATCGGTATGTTATACACAGCCTGCACCTTGTCAGAGGTATTACCTACCGCAATAGTGGCTTCAGCCTTAATGTTACATGCTGCACCTCCGGATGCTTTGACAAGGTTTTTCTTGATCCTCAAAGCAAAGTAATTCTGTACACCAGCCGAATACGGCACACTTTGAAAGTGTCCGGTTTCCCCGTTAAAGTTATTCGTTGAAACCTTGTCGCTACCGAATGTCAATTCAGTGTCATTGAAGTACCATTTTACAGAGTTGGGAACGACCAGTCCGGCCGCAACCAATGACGATGTAATAATATAACTTAGCATGGGCGTTATCGTTGTAAAGTCTGGGGAAATATTAGTCGGACTACTTGCTGTACCCTGGTATTCCTGATACAAGTCTCCCATATTCGATTGCAAAAAGGGCATGTATACACTACCCTTGCGTAAGAACACAACCTGCCGTACTGCACTTGCCTCACTCATCGCCGCCTCCTTCCTGATCAGTTGTTGTTTCATCGTCTACTTCCGGAAGGACAGTAGGAGTATCTTCCGGGAACTCCGGCAAGATAGTAGGTTCGTCATCCTTGTATTCATCCGGAGTAGTTACTTCTGCCGGGTTCTCTGTACCGTCAGTTTCCAGACGAGCCGCCTGCGGAGTCAATGCAACGCCACCCACGCGAGTTGCTCTGTCAAATATTGTATCACCTTCAATCCGGTTCAAGTCAGCCTGCCATAACAGCACGTTGCCATCCGCAGTCTTATTGCGTATTGCAGTAAGATTCATCTTATCTGCTACCTGTTTTGTCACTTTAATATAAAATGCCATAGTCGTATAGATTAATTGTTAATTCTGTCAAAAAGTACATTACCGTCAGCATCCTGCAATACAGAACCGTCCGTATCATCTACAAGTATAGCTTGCGGACCACGATCCTCGACCTCAACTTGCAGCATCATACCGGGAATAAATGTAATCGTTGGTTTGATGCCCTCAGCCTGCTTGCTGTAGCTCTGCGAATAAGGAGATTTTACATTCCACACAAACCGGAGCCATTCTTCCGGATTCGGGACAACACCCATTCCGTCGGTAACGAACGCTTCCAGTGTAATTTTCTCCGTTCCTCCGGCAACCTGCGTGGGTGCTCCTTTCCAGTCAACTTCCACTTCAGGTATGCGTCTCCGGATGGTGGTTGTTGCCGTGGGAGCATCGTCAGGAGGAGCAGCAGGTAAAATGCCATCTGCCGAATACCCCAGCTTGCAGACATAAGTCTGATCTTCCCCAATATAATCCTGATTAATCGTTAAAGTATTATGGTCTATTGCTTCAACTTCCCAGTCATTGTCACCGTTGCCATCCGTAATTTCTTCCAGACTGCCTTCATTCATACGATACCAGAAGAATTTACACTTCTGCTTGTCTGATGCGATATCAGCATTTCCGTAAAATACAGATGCTGTAATCTTACGCGTCAACGGATTGCGTAACGGATTCCATACAACCGTAGCAGGGCTATCGAGTTTCAGGACTGGCGTTGGAAGCGTAGCGTCTGAAACCGGAATTACCGTACTCAAGCGGAACATATATATCTGACTGGTACGGGTATCGACATACTCAGCGTAAAATTCAAAGGCAAGAGGTGAAGAAACAGAGGAATTTCTTTTTACTTTAATCTGTCCTTTATTATCTCCTTCTGTCGTTATCTCGTAATCAGCATTATCCGAATTTATTAGTGTTCTCTGGGTACCGATAATCTGATACCATTTCATGTTAGTAAGAGATGCATTCACCGAACCGCTCTTCAGATAAGAATCCGGATCGGTAGCGTTACATCGCGGGAACAGTACCAGAGGTGTAAGATAATAATCAGGTGTATATTCCTTAGTGTCCGCACTGTATACCTGCCGTGCCGGAACACTACCAACAACCTCTATACTTCCACTAATCTGAAGAGGTGTGTAGTTGACATCCAATCTCTTTGTTTTACTTTTTATTCCCATATTAGAATGTTATTGTTTGTTCTGCTATTTCTGTCTGCTGACCGTCACGAAGTAAAGCCGTAGCCTTGAATGAACATACCATTTTAGTCCTTCCAAATTCAGCTCCCAAATCGTCCGGTGTTAGTGTAAGAGTCTTTCCCGCATCAGCTCTTTTGATCGCCCATGCATTATCCTCAGATACGTTGCCCGTGTCACGTGTCCAGGTTACATCCGTATTAAGTATGCTGTCTGTCACGTCACGGTTGTAAAGTTGTCCGGTTACGGTTAAAGTCGTAAATACTACTTCTTCCTGAAGCTGACTCCCGTCAAACTGCCAACCGTTTTCGCTTTCAATGTCAATAGTAAATGCCGGATTCCCCTCAATCATCGCCCAGCCGGTGCTGGCATAGCGAGGTTCGTCAGTCGTCCCTGTGACAAGGCATTTCCAACGACAGCCGTAATGCCAGACAGTATCTACCGTTTCTTTTCCAGCCGTATAAGGAGTATCACTCTGAGCTACCTCCAATGACCAAAAGCCACGGTCATTGAGTTGTACGACAACTACACCTTGATAGTCTATTCGCATGAGGTCCTGTATGGCAATACCACGACAGTATACATAACTCTGTCGGTAATTGATTGGCAAGTTATCGAACAGTTCCAACCTCTTCAGTTTTCCGATAATAATGCTATAATTTGATTCTTCGAGTATTGGCTTTGTGACACCGTCAAGCATGCAGATACAGCCCTCATAGCTGGATATATACCAGAATCCCTGACGTTCTTCATCAACAGCATTTCCTCGACGAGTAATTACCATTCCGGAAGCAGGAGGATAGTTTTTTCCTCCAGGAACCTCTTCATCAGGATAGAGCACTACATTAATCTTATTCTCAGCCTGCATGACACTAAGGACACGAAACCAGCTATCATAATATTCTCCTGCTGTGTTCAGGTTATTCACTGAGCCATAACTTACGTCCTGCTGGGAAAATGCTGTGATATCATTATCCCAGCGGCGTCGGAGATACAGGTCATACGTACCGTCCGACAGAAGTTCAATCCGTTCGATAGTTCCCGCTTCTGAGTAAGTGACGTTGCCTTCCTGAGAGAGCCAACGATTGTATATCAGTTCTTTTACGATCATTGCGCTGCGCACTTCCAGTTTCTCGAACTGCCCGCGTCCGTCAGGGAATATCCCAGCACCCTTGCCGGCAATCATTGAATCGATAAACTCACCGAACTTCAATAAGAAGTTAGTTCCGTCCGACTGGTCCTTACGAAGAAAATATTCCGATAATTTGTCGATATCATACTGACTTAGGTTTTCCAAAATACCTACCAAAACACGACCAACACGTTCTGCTGTATTTTCTCCTTCCTGAGTAGCATTACGAACCTGTTGGGCTAACTTTTTCAATATGTCTACACTATCAGCCATCACTCACCTATCACTCTGTACACAGTTCTATTAGCTTTAATCTTACCTTCTCCCTTATAAAGAGGATATTCCTCTTTCTTTTCATTCAGGAACATAACACATTCCTTCAGATAACGGTCGGCAATGGAGAACGCATCATCATAAGCCATCACTTTTTCCTTGAACTCAATATGTGAACTATACTCACTCTCCTTCTGAACTAAACCATACCTGGTAACATTACCGTCACCATTCTTTACTATTCGTGCGTAAGTATAATAAGCCAATGCCGTTTTTAACCCAGTCAGCAATCGCTTCCCATCCTTTCCTTCATACACTCCTCCATCGAGCAGAAGTTCATACTTTTCAGGATGCTCTTTAACATCCAGATAAAATTCATCTCCAAGAGCAGATTTTATGTCTATGCTCTCAGATTCACGGATATATGTTTCTATCTTGTCCTCGTCGATATGCACAGACATACTACGTGATAAGGATGAAACCTCAAGCGTTGTTATCAGATACTGTTGCATTTCTTACATACTTTAAAGGTTGAACGGAAAAGTCATTTGTCGGGTTAGCTATCTCATACCAATATCGGAAAATACGGTCAAATGTGCGCTCTATTAAGCGTTGCTGCTTGCTGACGATAGAATTATAGTATTCGAATGCATCTTCCAGAATATCACCGGAAAATCCTACTTTCCCTACACGGATACAATACCATGGTTCCTGACCATATGCCGAATAAATACGTTCTACTACGCTGGAATCAGTTACGGTAAACTCTTTATCATAATTCTGAGAATTCAAGGGAACAACTTCCGGTTTCTCCTCATCGTTTTCCAGGGTCACCTCCATGATTTTACCGCAGTTCGTATCACCTTGAAGCTGTATAAGCGTATCGGTAAAGCTATCATCGTCATCAGGTGCTTTCACTTCATTTCCGTCAGCATCAAATGTCACATTAGAGCCCTTTTTCGTGAATATTATAGAACCTGGAAAGAAGTTGTTGCGGACATTCCTATATTTTACGTTGGCCAAACCTTCGTCTGTACTCATTTCAGTTACTACACGGTCACCTTTCCCGATTGGATAGGTGTCTTTTCCAGACATTGATACCCAAAAGACTTGCCCCTTATAATATTCTATGCCACCAGCAGCCTCTATTTGTGCAAGAACTACCGATTTCGAAGGATTGAATACATCAATATAGTCTATATTTTCTTTCTTTACCTGAATAGCCTTACCTTTGCGGGTTTTCTTACCTGTCCAATCGGGATGAACAGCTATTTTTGAGACATAACCGTTATCGTCAGGTTCCACAAGACGGCAGTTCTCGAACGGAATATGCTGAAGTTCCACGATCTGCCCAAGAATATTGTAATTCACATGAAGCGCAATTCCGTTAAAGTCTGCCATGTCTCGACAAACCAATGAATGTATATCATCTGCGGTTTCTCCTTTTCGGTTAACCACATACTCAGAGAAAGAAACCTCACGGAATCCGTTTCCCTCAATGAAATCAGCGAACCTATCAGCACATTCGGAAGCGGTAGAGCTTGCTGCTACAATATTTCGGAATGTCTGAGGATAAAGATTATCCTCCCCGTAAGTCTGTATTCCAAGTGCCTGCTGGTAATTCGTCCTAAAACGATTATCGCTTTTCTTCTTTAAGTCATGTACTCTCATAAATTCCGTGAGTTCGTTTAATTATTCTTTACCATCACCAGAATCATCTCCAGAACCTTCATCCGTTCCGTCACTCTGGTCGTCACCCTTATCATCCTCTGCTCCCTGTTCCTGGCTTATAATATCAGATGCTTCTTGAATATATTCACCCAGTAACTTCTTGGTCACTTTCTTTCCGGAAACCTTATAAGACTTGAATTCTTCAAAAATAGATTTCTTAGATACCCCATCTTTCAAAGACTCCTTTATAAGCGAAAGCAATTCAGCATCATAAGCCTTTCCACGATTATTTACTCGTTCCTGCCAGTCTTCGGGATGCTTAGAGAAGAACTTTATATTATCCGGATATTTCGCAAGATATTCCTCCGCAATATCATCCGTCAGATTCTCGTTCGTATAGAACTTGCTACTCCCGAACTCCATCTGCAATAAAGCTCCATTCTTCAAACCGTACTCAGATTTTTCTTTCATCTTTCCATTCTTTTTAAGGTACAACATCATTTCAATCACTGCATCATGATAGCAGTCACTACAAGATGTGCGAACAAACTTCTTGTCAAGCACAAGCACATACAGACGTTCAATCTCTGCCTTTTCAGAAGAAGAGAGGGAAGCAATGCTTCCCAACTCATTCAATCTGTTAACCACTTCAATAACCTCTTCCATACTTATACCGGATCTGTTGTCAAGGCTTCTACAGCCTCCTTTGTTGTTTCATAATCCGTCTTGTAATAGAATAAAGCAGATTTCGGAACCTTTGTTTCCTGCAACGATACTGACCAACCACCTTCTGTTTCCTCCGAATACTTGTCATTACTGATTTCAGCAGCCTTCAAGCCTTGGTAATACCCATAAATCTGGAATGCTGAATCTCCCGGATTCTCTTCCTTTTGCAAGCTCTTCGCCTTATTCTCCAAAATAGTTACATATTCACCGTTCGCTAGCCCGTCAATGATATCTGCACACACGTCCGGATCATTGGCCAGAATCACCATATTCACCGTATTAGTAAACGTGTTCCGGTAAGTACCGGTAGCCAGCGCTGTATTGGTCCCTGTAAAAGGAGTGCTCCCAGACACAACTACCTTATACGCCTTCTTACCTGATTTCATCGCAAGCGTTTCTATAACATTCTTACGTGTCGTATTGAATGCAACGGTAGAAAAGTCAATATCACTACGGTTCATGATAACACCTTCCTGCTCAATTCCAGGAACGATGGGATCATCACAGTTTAATTCGATATCTCTTTTAATTGCATTATCACATATCCCCGACATATTCCCTCCTTTCATTAATAAGCTAACTGGAACAAATTATCTTCTCCAATCAGGCAGCCAAGCTTACCTGTAGAATACAGATAGTTTACACGCTCCTTACGTTCAAACCAGATGTCAAGGTCTGACATAATCTGGTTAGCTGGAGTACCAACAAACAACTGCTTCGGTGATCCGAATACCGCACGATGTGGGAGATTCAGTTTTGTACCGTTATTCTGATATTTCTGAATGAATCTGTCCCAAATGGATACACGATAAATCAATGTACCGTTATACTCTGTGACATCAAGCCCTTTAAATATCTGTTCCCATGTGAGTATTTCCTTATATTCACGTTTCAGGTCTTTTGCAAGAGCATCACAAAGCGACTTCGTACAAAAGATACCGGCCCCATCCATTGATGCAATACGTGAATCTGCATTTTCAAGAATACCGTCAAAGATACTGATGGCTACTCCAGCTTCTTTCAGCTTACTGAACTGCAAGGCTGTTGACTCTTGACTATTTGCTTCGATTGCTGTTTTTTGAGCTGCGTTAGCTGTGCCTACAGCAAACAATTGTTTCCAGAATCCGTCCGCAGTCTTGAACAATTCAACATCCACTCCATCTGTGATCTGACCTGCAGATGTCGCATTTTGAGCCTCTGTATCACCAAACCAGATGAACCTCCACAACATGTGTTTAATAGCCAGGTCCATTGCAGGATAGACGATGTCGTCCATATACTCTGTAGAGGACAAGTCTCCAATATCAGTACCTGTTTTCAGACAGTATTCCGCAATTGTGTTCTGTAAATCTTCATAACACCACTGCAATGGAATCTGCCAATCACCGATTTTCCACTCTTTCTCTGCGAAGTTGATATTGGCCTTTTTATAAGTAGGATTACATCCAGAACCTTTCCAACCAATATCATCCATATCACCAACCCATCCCAGTTTGTCACCGTTATGCACATTCTGACGAAGGGTAAAGAAACGCTCCAGCTCCTCATCGAGAAAGTTCGTTGCGATGAGCAAATCCTTCAAACTCTGTACTGCTCCATTATCGGGGGTTAGACTAGACAAAGCCCCCCATGAAATTCTTGTATTTGCCATACTTTTTACTTATTAAATCGTTGTTTGTTCTTTTCACGAATAGCCGCAAGTTTCTTATCAATCTTGCTCTCATGTTTTACTTCAGGCTTTCCTTTCACCTGTGGAGCACGACCAGACGGAATATATTTGCTTGCAGCAGCTTTGGTGAGTTTTTCAATACCACCAGCCTTAGCCACTGCATCAAGGATTTTAATATCGTCTTCTGTCTTAGCATTGGCCGTCAAATCAGAAACCTGCTGTTCCAATTCAGCGATACGAGCTTCCAAAGCGGCTGTATCATCATTACCTTCTTGAGGTTCGCGGATTTCAGTAATAACCCCATCTGTTACTACGATCGTCTTACCATCCGGCATTACATGTTCGCCATCAGGGCTTGCAGGATCTCCAACCTGCGGATCGCCTTCTTCGCGTTCTACTGTCAATACATCCCCACCTGCCGTTGTAAGCTCCAACGCAACCGCAGGTACATCTTCAATTTTTGCATAACCTAACTTGGCCAGCATTCGGTCAAGCAATGATTTGCTTACCGTAACTTCATTTTCTTTCTTTGCCATAACTTTATTGTTTGTTAATATTCGGGCAGACTTAGGCATAATAACTTCGCTTACAAATCCCAATTGCTTTGCCACCTCACCACCGAACCATGTTTCTTTAGCCATTTGTTCTTCGAGAAGGCTCCGATCAACTCCACAACGCTCTACATAAAGAGACAGCATTTTTTCACGTTCTGCTTCCAATCCTGACTTCAAGGATTCCAAAGCCTGAATATCTACAGAACCTTCAATTCCGGGACAATAAGGAGAATGAATGAGAATCTTGGCATGAGGGTACATCTTTCTTCGCTCAATAGGTGCAGCCAGAAGAATAACAGTTGCCATTGATGCACATCTGCCAACTACAGTGGCAGAGATTTCTTTTCCGGTAGCCCGTAACGCATCATATATGGCATAGCCTTCTGCCACATCTCCCCCGCATGAATGTAATTCGATATCTATACGTGGATCATCAACAGGAATCCAGGAAATAAAGTCCTGCACGTCACTGAATGACACTCCATCAACTCCGGTCAGATACCAGTTTTCCATCTTATCGGAATCAGCTACTATGTCTTTATTAATAAATAATTTCGCCATATCTCTTAATCGTTTGAAACAAAGGTAATGAACACGATATGGCTATAAGAATTTTGGAAAGGAATAGCACTGACACGCCTTGTCAGTCGATTTTCATAAAAAAAGGTGAGCCGCTGCCCACCTCAATTCATCACATGTCCACTTCCGTGGAAAACTTCTTCACAATTCTATATATTGTCCTCTCATCAACGTTGTATTCATCCGAGAGATACTGCAATATATAGGTCTTTTTATGCCCTTCGCTGGTCAAACGTTGATAGTCATTATAGAGTTCAAGATATCTCACGTCTGACGGTTGTACTGGGAGTGTCTGCAACTGCTCCATCACTCCCTTATGTGTTTTTAGAAATTCGTACGCGTTCATAAATTACCATTACTCTCTAAAAATTTAACTTTATTAGCAACCGAGGTAAATTCCTCTACCGAGACTTGTGGAGCCGGAGCCATTAACATACCTTTGGCAACTGCTCTGGCAAGCATATCCTCACCGATAGACTGGTTAGACGATTGCGCTACATTGATAGGAACACCTCCTCCCATCTGATTGAAGGAAGAAAGTATTGGTGCGAACATTGAGGTGGCTCTGGCCGTCATCACCGACTCCCCATTACTCAACTGGGCAGGTACACTGTCGCTGGTTCCTGTACCTGGTCCGGTGACTAAACCACCTGTTGCAAATTTAGCACTTTTTACGGTATTTATTGCTGTTGCAATATTAGCTAATATAGTTCCTACTGTTGTAGCTATAGCAGCTATATTAGCAGGGAAAGGAACAGACTGCGCTTGTGCTATACCCGCTGCCAAAGCCTTTCCGGTATTTATTGCTATTTCCGCCAATGCTAATGTCTTGGATAAGATAGCAAAGGCTTTGTTATTCTCTCCTAACGCTTCGAAAGCAGAAGCCAATCCACCTGTAACTGATTCGATAGCCTCTAACTTCGTCTGCTCAATTTCTACCTCCTTATCTGCAATCGCTTTCTTCGCATCAATATATTCCTGATTAGCCTGAAGCTTACGGTTGAGGAACTCCTGTTCACTCTCTCCTTCCTGCTGCTGTATGCTATTCAACAATTCGAGTTTTTGTTCAGCTTGTTGTTGCAAGATATCCAGCTCACTCGCACCCGACTGTTGCATTTGCATTATTTCATTTTCCATTCTCAGTCTGATGGCCTCCTGCTGTTTCTCTGAAAGATCCTTCTCGTGCTGCGTCACCAGGTCATCCATCTGCTTGTTGTACTTGTCAGTTATGGCCTGCTTCATCTGCTCAGTCAGTTCTTTGTCGGCCAACTCTGAATCACGTTGAGAGGCAAGCTGCTGCATCTTTAACTGATACTCCTGTTCACTTCCTTCCTTTACGGCTTCAAGCTGCAAGGAGATAAGCTTGGTACGGTTGTCTATCTCCTTCTGCAGTTCCTCGTCAGACAGTTTCTGGAGTTCCATAGATTTTTGCTGCTCCAATGCCTTTATCTGGTCATTGATAGCCTGACGGGCCTTTACTGTAAGGTCTGTCTCAGTTTGCAGCCTCGTGCGCAAATCCTCAATCTGACGATTATATTGCAAGGTTATCTCCTTACTTTGTTTATCACGTCCCTCCTTCACAAGAGCCAACATCGCATCTTCAGCCGCTCTTACCGCCTCCAGTTCTTTCTGTTTAGCTTCCTTAGCCTTGTCAGCACCTTCCTGACGTATCGAATTCAAAGTATTCTGCTGTTCGGTCTGACGGCCATAACTGTCCTCCATCAATTCCTGCAATTCATTAAACTGATCCCTGAAATTTTTCAAATCTTCTATCGTACTCTCAGACAATCCCAACTTACCGATAACTTCATCGGCTGTGACATCTCCAGCTTTAATCTGCTCCATGAGCTTCCGAACCTCTCCTGTCATCTTAGTAAAACCTAATGTATTGGCAAGTCTGGCTTCCGCGAGTTCTGTCTGAATCTCTAAGTCTTTCTTCTCTATTTCTGCAGCTTTCTCGGCAGCTTTAATACGCTCCTGAGTAGAGAGTGTCTGGTCATCCGCTGCTTTTTTTAGTTTCTCTATCTCAGCACGGTTGGCCGCTCGAGACATTGAAAGCATCACTTCTTTCTTATCTATTTCATTCAATACTTCCGCCAACTTCCAAGCCTGCTTCGTTTCGTCTGCAATTTCTTTTCCTATACCCGAGAATACAGCTTTAGCATCAGCACCAGCCTGCTTGAAATTTCCGGTAAACAGATTCACCAATGCACTGCCTAACTTTGATGCACGGTCTATTATCACATTGATTGTTGCTCCCAAAGCAGCCATTATCTTGTTAGCCGCTTCCACCCCTTTCTGTGTTTTAGTGAACCATGCCACAAGCGATCCAAGAGCAACGACCAAAGCACCTATACCAGTACCAATCAATGCAACCTTTAGCAATTTCAATACTTTAATCCAGCCAGTAGTAGATGCAGACACAGCAACCATTTCTGTTTTCATCCCCGCTAAATAGTTCTTCAACCCTCCTAAAGAAGTTACCATTTGATTAATTTGCTGGACAAAAGGTATATTCGCATTTGCGGCATCGATAATTGCTTCCTTGTAATTACCTACGTTACGGTAATAGCGCTGTGTTTCTTCCTCGGCGCCCTTCAAAGAGTCCGTAACCTCATTTATCTTATTTTTCAGTTCCTCACCTTTGGCTCCCTTTCTTTCCGCTTCAGATAATGCGTCATACTCCGATGTAAGATTGGAAAGCTCAGCCCTAAGAGACCTCAGACTACCTTCCTGCTCTTTCTCCTGCTTGATCTGATTCTGCATGGTCTTTGTAATAATTCGTATCGAATCATTGCAGTCAGCTATATAGGCTTTCGATGCAGCCATTTCTTCATTATATTGCTGGCGGGATATTTCACCATCCTTCAATTGTTTTTTCAGTTTGGATTCAGCTTCACGAGCAGCGTCAATCTTTGTCTGATATTCAGCGATAGCCTTAATTGCCTCACTATAATTTACCTTGATATCAAGGATCTTTTCTTGTTTGTCTGCCATAGTAGTTTAAAGTTGAAATAGTTCACATTCACAAATACCCGTTTTCTCTGCCTTGATTGAGATAATTGCATAATACTTTCCGTATTGCGCCAAATATATCGGGACCGACATATCCAAATCTCTAAGCTCATACTCTCTGATTTCTATCAGTTCAGTAATTACTTTCGGCTCCCTTATCACATCCTGATACACCTTGTATCTGTCATTGATGATACTTTGCCAATCAAGCCCTGTAAATACCCCATCATTCTTTTGTGTTCGTATGAGAAGCCGTGGAGTAACACTATCATCATATTCCAACACATTATCTGAATCATACGAATACAATGGTATATAGGCACATCCATAATAATCTGTTTTATCTGAAGTTTCCGAACCAGCAAACGGCAAAGTAATGACCTCAGTCTCTTCATCCAGAGTGGCATCATCCACATATATTACACCGTCATATACACCATCTTCATCATCTTTCCACTTGTAAATGTTCTTTTGGGCAAAACCATCCACACTGAAGACAAGTGATTTCGGACGATTATCCCGATATGAAGCGACCACCCTCTTCGTCCAGTTCAAGGCTTTAGCCTTGTTAGATATTATATCATCAATCTTTACGAACTTGATACCTGAAGAGAAAGGGACTGCAAAGCACCCGCATATAGCAGATATAGCCTTGATAAAATCTATCTGTTTCATGTCAGGCAGATTGGGGACAAAATAATATCTTGTATTTCTATATTTATCAGAAGAATCTTCTACAACGACTTGTGATATTCGTGGGGTTATAGTAATACTACCCATAAAATCAGATGTTCCTAATGCCGAGCTGATTCCTTGTAAGGTGACGCTAATCTTTCCCGATATATTCCCTGCGACTGTCGTTTCATCTGTATCATTATCAAAATCAAATATAACCCTCGAACGGCCATCACTATCAGCTCTAATTTCAGAAGGATATATGGTAAGCAATGCCACATTATTTACATCCCTTACTTCAATCCTCATAGTATCAGAAATATACGAAGATGACATAGTAAAGGAAATCGAACCAGATAGATTTAGAATAATCTTCTTAAAATTCACTATTAGTCCCATTGTATAATTTCCGCCTTGACTTCCCGTGCCTCCAATTGTATACAAGTAATAATTCGTTATACTATTAGATTCGAATCCTAAATTATAGCCACCATCCGGAATGCTAATTAAGGTTACGGGGGTAAGCTGTATAGCACAGCTTTCTGAATTTTTTGAAGAATCATTCCTTGTCAGCAAAGGGATAATCAACACTTCAAGACAATCAGACATTTCTTCAGGAAAATCAAACACTACTCCACTATCACGGCTAATCTTGTCAAATATCCATTTAGCAGTAATGGCCGGATGATACCATACTTCCTTTTCGGTATCACTATATCCATATTCAACACGTGGAAACATTTCGGACGGAGCATCCTCACGCCTCCATGTTACAAAATCCTCTCCTTCTACATCACCATAAGATAAGTCCTGCAATTTTTTATCATCATTTACAATATCAGCAAATGCTGATACATTTCCCCATGCCATTGCGATATCAATAGTATCTGTTATCTCCATCAGCGTGACATTTGCATCCGATACAATTTCAACTCCGTTCCGAAGATATCTTCCCTTATGGTTGATCCGAGGGTATCTGGTCATATACGACGGGATATGCGCATCATCTATGACAACGCAATTCCTGACAGTCAAAGGCAACTTTATCGAATACGTATTATTGCTAACAATCTTACTCACGTCGGTAAATATGTTGCTTTTATAGTTCAGTGTGATATTGGTATTGTCATCAATATCCACAACCTTATTGTCAATATATAGCTGGTCTTTCATAGGCTCTGCAAGTTAAGTTCAGGTAATATTATCGTGCATATAAAATCCTGCAATACGCTCCGCTCTTTTGTAAAGTTCTCTACAGAAACATTAATCCCTTTCCATTGAGGTTTCCCATCCTGATATCCTGAGAACATATCCACTACCGGAGACGTTGCCAGTTCGAATAGAAAATCATACGTATCGCTGTCTACTAACGGAGCACATACCGGAAGAGTATCATTTTCCGTTTTTCTTTGCTTACGGCCAGTACCCCCATGATATCCGTTCACATAGCTATAATCCTGCATATTATTCCGGAGGAACTCACCATCATTGGTGATCTGTCTAACTTCATCACCAGGAACAAACAACCAATAACAATACATGCCATGCCTATTAATCCAACGCAGATATACACCGCTCTGGCAGTCGTCTACCTCACAGTCTATACGTGTAGCCGTATTGGTAAGCCCTTTAAAAGTCAAATCGAATGTATGGTCAAATACGGAAGCATAGGAACTACTTCCCGGCAAATAGAAAGACACCGTATTCTGAGCATCAATACCAGTAAGCATCAGGTTCCATACGTTCTGCCCTGACAAACTTATAGGTGATTGAGATTGACCGTCCACCGTAACCTCCACACTGCCAGAAGCACCGGAGTACAACCCTACGGAAAAAGGGAAATTCTTGAACCATGTCAGTTTTCTATTACCATTGTAGCGTTCACCAACTCTCATCGCTCCCCACATGACAAACATATCGAATCCGAAGCTATTATCCGGCACATCAATACTAACCGAAAATTTTCGTCCCAGCTTACTGTCTGTAGCACCGGACAATGAATAATCAACATCATTTTCACCTGCATCAAAGAACCCTTGAACATAAGATGATATATCGAAAAACACGGACTTTTCAAACATCTCCCGGTTTTCCTGCCGTGACAATCCGGTCTGTACATCTTCTATGGTAACGGTCACTGACTCGTAATTCTTACCATAAAGATTGATTATTATAGGGTTAAAAGCAAACGCAATCAAATCGGGATATTCCACCGTTGCCCCATCAAAACTACTTGTTCTCATTGTCTACACTGAAATTAAGGTTAATATGTTTCACTTCTGTATCGAATATTCCAACAACACGATTCATAATTTCCCTGATCGTATTCTCCATATCCGTAGAATAGACATCAATCTTACCGGATCGATATAGTGATGTTCCCTCATTGGCAATCTTCCTTGCTACCAGATAAGCGAATGATTTAGGATGTTCTACCGTAATTCCTTTATCTTCCATCCATTTCAAAATAATAGCAGCAAATCCCTTTGGCACCTTGCCTGGCTTTCTTCCGGTTTCCAGAACCTCAAATGCCTGACGTCCCCACAGGATTCCACCGTCCTCAGTTAATTCCACTTTCAAGCTATCCCGTGTCCGTCCGCTGGCAACCTGACCGGCAGCTTCATGGTTAGCGATAATACGCTTTCGCAACTCTTCCAAGCTGTCGCCTACGATATTTATAATATTATCCTTTATTCCTTCCATATACGATATCCTTCACACTCCTACCAGGGCATAACACAATCCCTGAAATCTCCTTCAATTGAATAGAGATAGTTATCCCAGTTACATTCACATTCAGTTTGTCATAAAAAACCGAGTAAGGAACCAAACCTGATATCGGTTCAAACAATCCGGATTGATTAAGCAAGAGAATAAACTCTTTAGCCATATTCTTGCATTTCTCTACTATTGCATCATTATCCGTCCCGTCAAAATCAAAACTGGTCTTATCCATAAACGCCAGCATACAGTTTGGATAATCCTTCAACTGGTTAGGTCCAAGCTGGAAATTACCGCTGACAGGAAGCACGTTAAGCACTGCTGGCAAAGATAGTTTGTCAAGACGCACATTAGCTATCTGCCAGTTATCGAAGATGTAGGTAACCCCTTGCATCTTGTCTACTACACTTTTAATCTTCTGTTCTACTGTCATTTTTTATTCTTGTTTAAAATATTCCTTAATCTCCGTTCAAATCTAATCCGTTCCGCATCCATATCCAGACACTTGTATACTCGTACCCATGGTACACGTTCTACCGCCTCATGGTCTGTTATTCCCATACGTTGTGCATAATAATCCAGCAGACCGAACAGCCCAAAGTTCAATCTATCAGAGCCAGCTTGCTTTTCCTCAGCAGAAGGAGGTACCGAAGTGGAAGCGAACAACTTGTTGATCCGCTTTACCTCTCTGGCCACCCAAAAACAGAACCCAATCACTTCGGATGCTTCAGCTCTCATCACCTCACGTTCCGACATTCCCAACAGCACACGACAAGGCACCATTATAGTTTCCATATCTGTACTGATAGATTGCAGCTGCATAAGCTCACCCATGCTGATGTCATTCAGCGTATCAGGTGTCCTGACCTTTCCGACCTTCCACGGCTTCCGTATCTTCTCCATCTCTCCCTCGATTCCGCGTGAAAGATTACCAATTATCAATAATTCTCTTACTGTCATGTTCTTCCAATTTTAGCTTTCGGTCTGTGAATAATAGGCTTTATCCTGAAAAACATAGCCATAATCAACATATCAAGATAATCAGGAGAATGACCAAGTATCTCCTTCATCTTCTCCTTGCTTATGATTCCCTTCTTACGTGTGTCTGCGTCGATATGGTCCTGCTTCAACACACCAAGCTCTTCGATTATCCGTTCCTTCTGTGCTTCCGTACAGACAATACGAATCAAACGGGAGTTTATCATCTCGGCCAGCTTGAAGCTACATTCCGACTTCAGGTTGTCAAACTCAGGATTGACAGGTCGAGTGCCACCATGAAATTCCTTGATACCGTTCAGATAGCTTTCAAGATAGCTTCCCAAGCCGTCAGAATCGGCTATCATCTTACTACGAGGAATGGAACATTCTATCATCATACGCTTCAAATCTGCCTCAATGGATTTTCCGGTACTGTACTCCTGATCAAGCTTGATGTAGCAGACATTTCCTTTCCAGTGACCTGCGACAAAGCGGTCACGCCCTTTCATTGCAAGGTCAGCAGAACCGGAAGAATCACCCGCAGGTTTGACAAACTCGTTTGTGAACAAATCGCAGATAGCATCATAATCGCATAAGGCTGCCGGATCGTTGTCATACTCCCAGTTACCGAAGTACAGACGTTCCTTTGTGACTCTGTCCTTCGTGTTCCGAAGACTTTCGATGTAGTCATCTGTGGCCCATGGGTTATCCTGCACCAGAGCCTGGATGAAGGCATACGGTTCCTTGAGCTTACCTTCTTTCCACGGCTTGTAGAAATCTCGGTACAGCCAGTTCTTCTTTGGGTTGCAGGTGATAAGTATCTTCCCTGGTATACCATATACATCATTCATGTGACGCCCGATACGGGTTTTCAGAACCTCAAAGGCAAGATAATGTACCTCACCGGCTTCCTCTATCCATCCGCCTGTATATTCCTTTGATCCCAGACGTTCATACATCGGGTCCTTTACCGGATAATAGGTCAGGTCTATGTAGACTATCTCACTTCCGTTGTCGAATGCTATCCCTTCATTGGTCGTCCTATAAGCCGTGAAACCATGGGACTTCGCTACCTTGTTGAAAGTAACGGTCACGGACTCCCGGCTGTCTTTCAGGTTATTTCGTCCGACAAACCAGCGTGTACCAGGAAGGTAATAAGCACATTGCATCAGCCACTCACAACCTAACCACGACTTTCCACCACCTCCGGCACCTCCATACAACAGGAACTTCGTCTTGTCATCCCGAAGGTAGTTATACGCCAACCTCTGCTTTATGTTCACATTCTGTCCCATATCATTTCAGCCTATCCGCCTCCGGAGTATAGGGAAGGAAGTCGAAACCCTTGAACGGCTTACCTTGTGTCGTATGGTCCACTTCCTGCTTGTCAGCTAATCCCAATGTACGAGCAATGATATTCGCATTGAACGCACCAACACACGCCCCCTCAAACTGCTGCGTCTTGATGGTTTCCTCCACACGCGCGATGACTTGAAGAAAATCTTCGTCCCCTTTGTTAATACAATCCTCCCGGAAGTTGCTCCACCACCTTGTCGAGGCTCCAAGATACACGCACAGTCCCATAAGAGAGTACGGCCGAGAAGTAGGAGTAACCTCCTGCTGGGTGTGCTGCTGATTCTCTGTTACAATCTCCTTACCTTTTGTGATCCTTACAGGTACATTCTTCTGTATGGCCTTCCTCGTTGTCCAGGGATTCTCATCGCACCACTGGAAATACTCGCACGCCGCCTCCCACAGAAGTTCAGGCGTGGCAAAGAGCTTATCCCTGCCATGCTTGCTTCTTAACATCCAGAATTTATTTCCTTTCGGTGCAGCCATAATCACAATTTTTCAAAAACGGGTAATATCTCCTTATCCAAATCCCATCTTCTGTTGTTGGGAAGCGGAAGGCTAAATTCATATTTGAGTGCTTCCATATATTCCTTGCGAGATGCCTTTCTTTCGTTCAATACGGAAACCTGAAAAGACGATCCACGCAACTCTCTGCTTTTGTCAACTTCAATTCCTTTTTCATATATTTTGAAATCCGATCCGATGAACTCTTCCGTAAGACGGCATACGTCCGCCATGGAATGATAATGCTGAAAGTACCATTCGCCGAAACGGAAATTGGCCGTGAAATTATTTGCGTCCAGAAATAAAGCGCGAGAACGATAGTCGTGTGTTTCTTTTCTTTCGGAAGACTTCTGTGTAAATAGTAAAGGAATGCCAGACCAAAATATCATGCCTTCCGGCTTACAGAGTGCAGAAAGGGAAAGAAGGACATTTCTTTCGTCTTCCAGAGAGTTTACGGAGTTCAGTACGCTGTCACACACTACCACATCGTACAAGCCGTACTCAGAAAGTGTCCTGCATACGTCCGCACAATCCTGACGTATCTCCTTCTCATCTATCACGTCTGCTCCGTCTTTACGATGAAAGAACTCAATCGCATCAATACAATATCCGTCCTTCTTTAGTCTGGTAGCATAGTCCTTCTGACCTGCTCCGAAATCAAGTACACGCATCCCCTTCGTGATGAACGGAAGTACCAGACGCTCGTAAAGTGTAGAATGGCTCCTGCTGCTCGGGACACCGTTTTTCTCTCTAAGACGTGCTTTTTGGGCAAACGACTGGATATAAGTCTTACGCTCCAAATGGGAATATTCAAACACTCCGTATTCCTTTGAGAAATATTTCAAGGCTAGTTCTTCCTTACCTTCCGGAAGCACATAGACAAGAAGGTCCATCCCCATGAGCTTTACAGCCTTGGCGTATACGGTAGAGATGATGACCTTTCCTTTATGATCGCACACGGCATTCGCAAACTGGTCATAACGCAGGATCATCTTTGTAAGGTCTACCACACGCGAGTTGTTACCTCCCTTCGTGATCATGGTAATATCCTTGTTGGGAACCATAAAGAAACCTTCCGTTCCATCAGGGACAGATACACGGATATCCGGCTGAATCTCCGATACCTCACACTCTGCATAGTTATGAAGCTGGTTAAAGCGTACTTCATCCGTTGAGTTAACACCCTCCAGAACAAAGGCCGGGACATGGGTGTATCCAAGCAGCTTCATGGTCTTTGTACGCTGGTGACCTGCCATGATTCGTTTGTCAGACCGACGAATGATGATAGGCTTGATGATACCAAGCTCAGTTATAGACTTCTTCAAGTTCTCCTGAGCTTCCGGAGTAAGCAACCTCGGGTTATACTCTGCCGGATTCAACGATTCTATGTCAATGTATTCCATCATAAGCCCAACAGATTATTTACGAAACCAATCATCACCCCGTTCTCGTCAAGATATTCGGCTGCACGCTGCTTCAACCCTTCAAGCTCCACATCGGTTATCGGTATCTTATATCCTTCAAATGCCAGGTACTTGATATGTGCTCCCGCTTCGTAGTTTTCATTTCGAAGTACGTTTCGAGTATCTTCTACCCCTTCAGAGAAATCGTCCAATTCAGGGAAGCTGATACCCTCCAATCCCCATTCCATAAGCTCCTTACAATCCCATTCGAACAAGCGTGCCATATCCCATTCCCCGTTGTTTACATTATCACGGATAATGATTTCCCGCTCACGCTCTTCTGTCAGGTTCGGGATTAGCACCGTAGGCACCTCCTTGATTCCAAGCTGCACACATGCGTCATAGCGTTGGTTCCCGGCAATGATGACAAGCTCCCCTGTACGATCCGACAAGATAATTGGCCGGGCTTCGAAATAGTCCGGATTCCTCTGTATGGATTCCTTCAGCTTTTGAAGCTGTTTTTCGGTTATGCTACGAGGATTATTCTCCAGCTTTTTCAACGTTTCTGTTTGTCTGTAAATCACTTCCATATCTCCTAATATTTGCGTTACAGAACAAATTTACCCGATAACTGCTTTGTGGCGGTTATCGGGTATCCACAAAGCACTGACAAGGGCTGTCAGTAAGATTCTTTGAAACAAATAAAATATATTCAATGAACAGAATTTCTCATTTATTTAATCTAACTTTGAGGAAATATCAATAAAAAAATAGGATAATGGAAGCAATAAATATAGACAAAGAATTGATAGAGTTCAAGGAGCGTATCGAAACAGAGGAAAGGATAATCCTTTCCTCTGGATTCGGTGATGGAAAGACTTATTTTCTTGACAAATTCAAAGAAAACAACAAGGAACAATTCGAGTTCATCACGTTATATCCTGTAAATTATCAGATAGCCAACAATAGGGAAGTTTTCGAATATATTAAACGTGATATTCTGATACAGATGGTTGCAAATGGTATGATAAAACCGGATTATGAGATTCCTGAATCAATGATGATACAGTACTTCATCATGAACAATTCCGGAACAATATTTGACACACTACTTGGTACTATACCTTTACTTGGATTGACAGAACCGACGGTTTCAGCTTTTCTTCTCGGATTGAAAAGTCTAAAATGTATAAAAAGCATGTATGATCGGTTAAAGGACTACAAGAAAAAAATAGAGAATAAAGAAGATATAAATATCATCGAGTCATTTATCGAATCTTTCAGTATGGAAAAAGGTGGCCTGTATGAAATTGACCTGATAACGAAGCTAATAATTGACAACATAAGATGGTATAAGGAATCTTCACCGAAAAGGAAAGTGATTCTCATTATAGAAGACCTGGACAGAATTGACCCAGAACACATGTTCAGAATCCTCAACGTGTTTACAGCCCATATAGACAGAAAATATCAGCTGGAAAGCTGGTCTTTGCATAGGGATAATATGATATCCTATGAGAATCTAAACAATAAGTTCGGATTTAACAACATCGTTACTGTATTCGATTATGACAGGACAGAACAGACTTTCATACATAAATATGGAGAAAAGGCCAATTATAAAGGATACATCAACAAGTTCATCACACAAGTTCCTTTCAAGTACTCAATAACAGAAACAGCAAGGAAACGTCTCAGAGAATACATTTCAGAAAAATGTTTCGTATCAGAATCTACATTAGAACATGCAGACATATACAATATAGGGAATATAATAAGACAATTATCGGTTAGAGACGTCCAACAAATCCTTGATAATGTTGACAGTTACATATATGATGAAACTGCTGTGTTTGGGACAAAAAGAATAAGGACAATAGCACCGATAACAAGGTTTATCGTCATTCTACATCTACTTGGTTTTTCTAATTATGAAATCAATCATATAATCTTTTATAGATTAAGTCCACTGGAAAGATTATACTGTATTAATTCATTCATATATAGCGAAATAAGGAAATACGATAATATACTGTATGAAGAAACAATATATGCAATAAAAGAAAATACAATAAGGGATTACATAGAATCCATAGAATTTAAAAAAATTATCGGTTATTCTGACTGCAAAGTCGACAGAACTACAATCGAAAACAGTCTGAGAACTGCCTTCAAATATGTAAAAGGGTTCTAATACAAATTCCTGAGATCTAATATAATACCCGACAACCATCACAAAATAGTTATCGGGTATATGCCATTTTTAATATAAAATTCTATTCCGTATAGTTTAAAATGATATAATTTAGAATCTTTCCAGCAGCCACCACATGACTGCCAGGAATAGGTAATAAATTCTCGTTTTCATACTTGTTATATCGTTGTTACACAATCAAAATCACTTCCATACATGATATGCGCTCCACGTTTCCGAAGTTCGGACACCAGTTGCTCATTGGTGTATCTGGCCAGCCGTCCATGAAGTCTGTCCTGCTTTCTTCTTTCAGCCGTGTGCCTGCTCTCACATAGCCGGCACCTGCTGGTGTAATGGGTGCCGGATTTCGTTTCATAGGCACGGAACTTTCTTTCAGGAAGGTTCCGGCCACACTCTATACATTCTTTCATGATGCACATCTCTTTCTTATCTCATTCATATTCTTCTGCATAATTTTGAGAATTTGATTATGATAATCACTTTCGTAGTTACAAGCCCCACGTGACTGTATTATTCGGAAAGTATTAAGGTTGACCTCAATAGTTTCCAAACGTTTCCCGTTCTTCTTTGCGGAAAGCACAAGGCTGTCTTTTCTTGCATAATATGCGCAATTGTACACGCAATGATGCATTGCCTTCCATTCCAGATAATACTGGGTTACACTCTCAAGGGGAACAATGACAATTCCATCCTCCCTGATCTCCATACCGAGAAATCGCTGAATTTTCTTCCAAAATGTTGAAATATCTTCCTTGAGCTTTTTCTCTCTCTTCATATGTTCTATTCGTTCACGTTCCAATCTTTCCCTGGTTTCTATTTTTTGCCTTCGTATCAGCAGATTATCATGTGCTTTCTTCAAATTCTTAGGACAGACATAATAGGCATTATGGGTGTCAAGGTGGAAATAATCAAGCAGACTCAAGTAGTCATAATACATGGAACCATCCTTGATAATATAGCCATTACGGTTGCATATGTTCACGCTCCATGGATGGGACAGCCAATTATACTTCATCGCAAATTCAAGCATACTATACTGCTTTGTCTTCAGTAACATTTCAGCAAAATCACTTTCTCCTAAAAGCCCACGTATCAGCCTTGCCGGAGTAACGCCATGGAAAGAAGTCCGAAGCCCGTTCCTTCGAAGTATAGGAAGCAATTTCACTTTCGGATATACATACCCATTGATGTCATAGGTATGATATCCGTAACAATTTATAGAATATTTAATGCTTATTGGCTCTGTATATATCCAAGTATTACTCATATTCATTGGTTTAGCCATAACTGTCTCCCTGCGATCCTCAGTTATCCATTGCTGGCATACCTCCTCAACATGGTACCGCATATCACCCATATTAGTAGTTTTGTGTTTTCCAATCTCAACATGTCTGATCACCTGAAAATCGTCAACGACAGTGACGATAGTCATGTATTCATACTGACGTAATTTCTTTTTCCGGCTTGATTTTATCTCAAGTCTCTCACCGCAGTAAGGACAGCGTATGTAACCTTCCTTCTGTCCGGTAGTGTCAATCCACAACCTTCCACATTCACTGCACCACATTTCGTTCTTGCACTTGTATGCGTTATGTGGAAAGCAATGCTTCTTTCCCCACCGTATCTGGGCTTCTGTAATAGCTGGCAGCTTACTGCTCAATTCGACCACCAGCCTTTCGCGCTTACTTCTCGGTTTCATTTTACGAACAGTTTACATAGTTCAACAACTCGTTTACAATCTGCTATATCGAACATACCTATGTGGCAAATTTGACGTGGTATCTGTAATTGGATGGATAACCATAAATAAGCCTTGTTTCTATTAGATATGTTAGGGATATGCTTCTTCCAAATCTTGTTTATAAGATTGGTCTTCGCTATCTGGTCAAAATAGAAATGGGCTTCTTTCTTAGCCTTTCGTAGTTCTGCATTTGCCAAACGCCCTAATGCTTGATCTGTACCTTTATGTACGCCGACATAAGCTCTACAATCACGACAGAGATAAATCATACCGTATGAACGCCCATAGATTACAGAGCTGTCAACAAATTCGGTAGGGTTACCGCAGTATGGGCAAATCTTACCAGCAAGTACATCATTCATAGCTCACCAAATAATGAAAGTTGCAGACTATTATCTTCCCCTCTCTTGCGCTTCTGTTGTGGCTTAGCCAACGGCTTCGGTTGTTCGACCTTTGTCGGCTTTGGAACTGAAGACACAACTTCCACATGTTCCTGCACTTTATCCACTTTGATATCGTCCTCATCGTAGTAATGCACTGCCCAGCCATACACGGTTGCATCGTCTATACCAACAGCATTGCCGCCTGCTGCCAGCTTTCGTGCCCTGGAGTAAATATACTTACAGCATTCCTTGATGCTCTTGTTTGCTTTCTTGTATGTTTCGGCAAAGAGAGAATCAGTCTTTGCACGATTCTCCAGATACGTCTGGATTGTTGTTTCAAAATTTGACATAATTGAAGTGGTTATTTGGTTAAGATTATTTTCTTCTCGTATCACCATCAACATGGATGATATTAAACATCTCCTTGCAGCGGTCGGCTATGTATATACCATATCGTGTGGGGATGTCATTTAATTCGAGGTTAGTAGTAGCATATGTACAATATTCGTAACGGAACTCATACCGGAGCTGAAGGACGGTCTGAATTACGTTCAATCCGGTCCCGAAGTGCTTTGCATCCGAAGGTTCGCGTCCAAGTTCATCAATACATAGCCCTGAGGCGCATTCTCGTTGCACGTAGCGAATTATTCCGTCAATTCCTTGTTCCGCATAGCATAGAGAGATTTCTGCGGCAGAAACGAACGCAAATCCCAAATCTTTCCTGCTAAAAGCAAACGCATATCGGTTTACCAAACTTTCATACTTCTGAAGTCCCTTCATTAACGTAGACTTTCCAGTACCTATCGGACCACAAAGCAGTATGCCTTTGTTTGGATCAAGGCTACCCTTCATCATTCTGCCAGCTCTCTCCCAAACCCACCGATATAGCGCATCAAGTGTTTTACGATTTCTGTCGTCAATAATGAAATCAGGAGATACACTGCACATACATTCCACAAGTTTAGTTTTCCAGAATGCTTCTGCTCGTCTGGCATCACAATTCGATTGCCTTGAGCACTCCTGTCGTTCCGGAATCCGTACTTGACTGATTATCTCCCTTACGGTTTTCAGATTGCTTTCCATCTTGAAGTTGTTTTTCGATTATCCAAAGATTTGCACGGCTATCCCATCTTTCGATACGGGCTCCGTTCGTGTTTTTCCAGCTCAGGCTGTCGAAGTGATAGAAAAATATCTCCGCCTGCTTCTCCCAGTCAGGCAGCTTTCCATCGAAGTAGGCTTTTACCTGCTCCAGTGTCGGAGGTATAAACTCCGGATTTTGAGATTTCGCTTTTTTCGGCTTTTCTTTCTCAGGCGGAAATAACTCGCCAGAGTTATTATTATTCTTAGTCTTATTCTTAGTCTTATTATATGGTTGTACTTTAGGTTCAAGGTTAGGTATAGGATTAGGTTCAAGGTTAGGTGGTATTTTAGGTATCAAATTTTGACACCTAAATTCACATATAACTTGATATTTCGTTTTATCCCGTTGTCCATTTCCACCAGCTTTGAATGTTATCAAGCCTGCTTGAACCAATCTGTTTCTTGCGGTTTTCATCGAATTAACCGACACTCCCACGTCAGACGCTACCTTAGTATCGCTACGTGTCCAGCTATCCACCCAGCCTAAACGATTCGCTGTTTTCAACAAGTAAAAATAAAGCCTCGTTTCACAGCAGGTAAATTGCCAGTCTTCATCGAGAAACCAAAAGTTATTGATTAGTTCTATATAGGTCATAGCAGATATTCGTTTACTTCTTTCATAAATTCAGTAAGGGAACGGCATACGACA